ATTGCGGCTTCGTCTGAAGTCTCAGCACTAAATCTAATTTTATCAGCGCAGATAGCCCCTGTAGTTGTAGTTGACTTACCACCAGTTAGATCAATATAGTCTGCAGTTAAACCATCAGAAGCAGCAACTGTACCTGTTACATTTACACCTGTCTCAGTAGTAGATAGTTTAGTACCTGCTCCAGAAGCACCTTGCCAACTTAGATTTACATTATCAGCATCCCAAGTTACTAACTGTTCGTAATCGTCATTAGCTAATGAACCATTAACACCAGAAATCTGTAAGCCGCCAGTACCTCTCTGCTTGATAATTGCATTTTGGCTACTGTCTTCATAAAGCTCTAGGTTTGTACCTGTTGAGTCACCTACTGTTACTGTAGTAGCTGCAACATCGCCTGTTACGTTTATGCCTGTAGTATCAACTTGTAACGCTGTTGTACCATTAGGCTTCATTAATATATTTTTATTGCTATCAGCAGTAATAAAGTTTAGATGATTACCCGTGCTGGTTATTTGCAGATTGTCTGCATCATCTGAACCACGAAAAGTAATTTGATGGTCGTCAGAATCGCTAGAGTCTTTTAAAACTAATCTTGGGGTAGGGTCTGTTATGATAACCGCAGTCTGTGCGTTTATCGTACCAGTTACGTCTATGCCTGCGGCTGTGGTTGCTAACTTTTCAGTGCTATCAGTACCGTAATAAAGTCTAGCACTGCCAGAATTGCCACTCTCTGCGAAGACTCTGCGATTACCGTCTGAATCTTTTATTGCTACTTCATTACCTTCTATGACTAAATTACCTGTACCCGTATCTTCTATCTTACTGTGATTGCCATTGTGATAAATCTTTAAATCACCTGACGCACCCAGCTGGATTTTCTCATTGTCACCCAAACTAACACCATCAGCAGCAACCGTACCTGTTACAGTTATGCCTGTCTCTGCGGTTTGTAGTTTAGTACCCGCACCGCTTGCGCCTCTCCAATCTAAAAAAGCAGCTTGGCTGTTAGCAGATAAAATGTTTCCGCCGGAGATGTTTTGTATTGCTACGATTCCGCCTTGTATTTTTAAATCACCTGTTCCCGCGTCTTTAATATAACTATGAGAACCGTCGTGATATATTTGAAGGTCGTTACCCGCCCCGACGTTAATTAAATTGTTATCGCCCACAGACAAACCCAAAGACGATATAGACCCTGTAAAGGTGGGGGTGTTTACTAAATCCGCAAGGGTAACTAAATCGACAGAGACCCCGTTTACAGTTATCTCGTTGGCTACATCTATATCTGTAAAATAAGCCTTGTCAGTTTGAGTGACGGTGTAGCCTGATATGTTCTCGTAAAAACTAGCCATTAATAATACCCACTCTCAACAATAGCAGTAGAGCCTGAAGTCTCAGCCTCTCTCGTGTGTCTCATTAGTAACGCAAAAGATTCTGCGTATCTTGCGTCCCATATAGACGGATCTTGACCTAAAAATGTTGCAGCTTCTCGTAGAGCACCGTAAAGATATAGCTCTGGCGAGTATGAAAACACAACATTAGTAGTGTTGCTATCAGAGAGCTCAGGAACTTCGTAGTAATAGTTTATTTGTAAATCACCCGCTTCTACTGATGTTTTAGTGGGGAATAAAACAAACTTGCCACCTTTTCTCGCAAACACGGTGGGTGTTCCTGTTTTATCTTTGTAGTTGTAAAGTTCACCTAGAGTAATTCTCTGCAAAGGTAAATCTTTGTAAAAAATATCTTTAGCCTCTATATAGTCGCTAGGTATTGTAGCCTCTCCATTAGCGTCTAAAGATAGGTTTCCAATTTTTTCGTTTAGAGGACATTTTAACTCACGAGAAAGTCTGCTTTCCGTGATCTTAATAAAATCTTTTATTTGGTTTGTTAGATCGGTTCTGTTAAGCCAATCTGCAACCGAGCTTTGTAGCTCTGCGTAAGTTGATAAACTCATAGTCTGCCGCCGCCGGTTCGTAGATATGCGTATTCTGGGGAATTAAGTTTCTTCTTTATTCTACCAATACATTCTTTGCTTGGGTTCATCACGTTAATGCCTTCTTTCATCCACTCCATAACAACCACGTTGGGTATTGAAGCAACTTTTTGCATCTCGTTGTGACCACCTTGCTCGGCGTATTGTGCTCTTTCTATCTTGTTGGATTCGAGAACGCTAGATATGTCTTGACTATAAGTTATTTGAGCTTTGTTTTTTTCAGCATCAATTTGCAGGTGTGTCTGCAATCTATCTGCGTCGTTACTCAGCCTAGAGTATTTATCTGACATTCTAAAATACCTGATTATTTTTAATAAAAAAAAAGAGAGCAGCCCCGAAAGGCTGCCTCTATAACACCTACTAGATATTAAGTAATATCTTGTAAAGCGCCGCTTGCTTTGCTGTTTTCACAAACAAGAGTCAACTCAGTTACAAGTTGTTTCTTAGTTGAGTCGCCGTTAACAGCTAGATCAATAGTCTGCATTGGACGAAGAACAGCTCGTGACCAGTAATCAGTGTCTAGTAATAAGACAGTGTCTGATTTCACGAAACGGTTAGTTACTACAGCAGCTTCACCGAAAGGAGAAACGTAAAAATCAACCGCGTTAACCATGCGTTTTGACTCACCGAAATCACGAGTAGTGCCGCCTGTTGCAGCGAAACCAGCGATGGTTACTGCTTTAGCAGGTGGTACTTGGATTTGGTTTACGTTACCGCCTTCATCAAACACGTTTTGAAGACCTGTAAGTAGTTTAGCTTCAGTTAACGCACCTGTTGTAGTGGTGATACCTCCAGCGTCCATTTGATTAGTTGCTGAAGTTAAAAGACGACCTGCACCAGAAGTTTCCGCCGCACCCGCTTGCTCTAAACCAACAAAAGCGTGTTCGATATCTCGCTTGATTTCTTTACCTTTCTTAGCGATTTGGTAGCTCATCTCTGAAGAACGACCATACTTACCGATACGCTCCGCAGTGTTAGTTACAGAAACGTCTTTAGTAAAGATCTGACAACGGTTAGATTTAACAGTTGTAGTCGCTACAGCAGTGTCGGCTGCGTCTGCACCCTCTTTAGCACCGTTAACCGCTACGGATGCTAGTGAGTCTTCTTGCCACTCGTGAGTTACTGCGTTAGCCGCAGAAGAACCGATAGAGCTAGTGAAAGGAGTTTCAGTTGGAGAAATATCGTAGATGATATCTTCAACATCTTCTTTTTGACCAGCGATGTTATTCGCTGTAGTGTTTACTGTTGCGCTATATTTAGCCATGATTTAATTACCTTATTAAGATAGAAGTTTATTAAGAGCATCTACCGCGTCATCCATTCTTCCAGATTTTCTAAGGCGTTGTCTTGATTCTTTCTCAGCCTTAAAATTTTTGGTTTTCTTGGACTCCGGCGATTTATTACTCGACAAAGTTTTCTTAGGTGCAGACTTTACCTTTTTGGTAGTCTTCGCCTTTGCCTGATCATACTGCTGGGCTTTATACAATGCCGTGATCAACCGGTGGTCGGTAACCTTGTTAAACTCTTCTCGATCAACGCCAAGTTCTGTAGCGTACTCACCGATAGAGCTGTAAAGCTCGTTACTCCAGTTGGGGATTGTAGATTTTAAAACAGACAAACTTTCCTGAGCCTTAGCTTTGGATTCTTCTTCAATCTGTTTTTCCATCTGCTGTTTGTGAGACTGAGATTGCGCTTGAATAAAATCATGCGTTTGCTTAGTTTGCTCGTAAACAGCCTTAGCCTGCTTATACTGATCAGGGTTTTCTACCGCTGCTTGCTCCCAATCAACACCATCAAAGCGTGATAGGTCTGCTCCTGCGGCAGTAAGAAGTGCGTTGAGTGTGGATTCGTAATTCTGCGTCAATGTTTCTGCGGCTTTACGTTGTTCGGCAACTGCTTGCGTCTTCTTAGTGTAGTCGGCTTGGCGCATATACCCCAGTTTAACTTCATCGACATCAACGGATTCCCCATCAATCTCAATTAAACCTTCAGTTATATGCTCAACCGCATCCTCGGATTCTTCGTCAGATTCTTCAGTTTCCTCGGTTTCGTCGTTTTCGACTTCCTCGGTCTCTTCAGTTTCCAACTCTTCTTCCGATTCGGATTGATCCTCATCGACTACTTCTCTGTCGTCATCGGGAGATGACTGTGCTTGCTCTTCTTCGGTCTCTTCGGTTTGGTCTTGCGACTCCATAGCCAAAAGTCTAGCAATGCCTCGGTCTATTGAACCGAGGTCTTCGTTACTTGTTTCAGTAACAGATTCTTCAGTGCTCATAGTCTACACCTCTTCTTTAGATTTTTCCAACTCAAAACGGTTTATCATAGCGACAAACTGTGATACGAACATTTGACCGCCTTTGTAAAGGGCGTATAAACGCTCGCGCTCTGAGGTAGACTCTTCCGGTGTAGCCAACAGTCGGTCAACGATCTGTTGATTCATCTGAACAAAAGCCTTGTTAAAGACTTCGTTGTTTAATGTGCTGCTTGCTAAATTAGCATCAGACTCGATATTTTCTTCGCTCATTTTTTAAACTCCATACTAGGGTTGGTTTAAGTGTTACTTATTTTTTGGCAAAACGCCTTGTTAGTGGTTTCTTGACTTCTTTGACTTCTTCGACTTGTCCTATTTCTTTACCGGCGGCTATAGCTCTCATGCCCTCTTGTCGGGTTGGTTTGTTATTCACCTTAGCCCTGTCAGCCGCCCTTTTAGCGGCTAGTTTCTCGATATCTGTCATCATCCTATGCTTACCGATCTACCTTGAGCTTCTTCTAGCAAGAGCTCTTGCTCCTTAACCTGCATATCGTGAGCTTGTTTCTCTGTCTTAAGTAGAAGCTCGGTGTCTTCGATCTCTTCCTTGTGTTTGATCTTGTCCATTTCAAGAGTAAAGCTGTTTTGTTCCTTCATA